GCTGCACCAAAGACGGGAGTTAAAGCATCAGTTACAAACGCCCGTGCACCCTTGCCAGATGTAGCCGCGCTTGGCAAAGTTGATACTGTGTAATTAGTTAATGGGGGCAGGACGCCACCGGTTTGCAACTGTCCAAGAATCTTGTCAATCTGATTGAAATACAAACGCAAGACGTTGTTCAGCTGGTCAAGATACCGAGAATCATACTGAGGCGTAGCCAAAGGCAGGTTAGGCGAAGCCACCTGACTCAGCTCATTTTCAGTAGTGACAATTAAGCTCATGAGTTACCTCGACGGCCATCTGCCTTGATGTCAATACGGGGTGCACCAAGCTGCCATTGTGTGCCGATCTGAGTGCCCTGTACCCTGAAAACCATCTGGCGGCCACGTACACGGATAAACACTTGTCCTGTGAACTCTTCCACCGGAGCAGTGGCAATACGCTGAATGCTTGCGTAGCTTGAGCCACCTTCAGACTGTGGATCGTTGTAACCTGCGCCCGAGTTCTGCAACGGAATTAAAGTCATGGTGACCTGTGGTGTGTTGCTTCCTTCCGAGCCACGGAAAGTCAAGTCAGGCAGGATGCGGTACACAAAACCAAAGTTATGGCCGTCATCAATGTCAAACTCAGAAGAAGAAATGTAAGAGTCAATTGCAACCGTGGTAGCTGTTGTATTGTCATCAACACCCAACTCATGGTTAACCAAGTTCTTGGCATAAGTTGCCGCCACAGGATAATCGCGCAGACCAGAATCTAACCACGCAGTGCGGCCCATCGTGCCGTAGTACCAAATATCTTCAAGGTAGTTATAGACCACATACTTATCAATTTCGTTGCTACCGGCAGAGCAATAGAACCACCATGCCTCATTGAAGCCTTCGCTGGTTCCAGCATAAACCTGTGCACTTTGGGTCAGGTTAATGTCGCTGTAAATGTATTGACGCAAGTCGCAGCGCAATGTGTTTAAACGACCATCGTAGACATAGAACTTATCTACGCCCATGAAATAGACTTTGCCCGAAGCCACAATTGCAGCATTCGGGCCAAGGATGGAGATGTTGTCGCCAAGGAGTTGACTGCTCCACACCGCCGGTGGCCCAAGGTATTGCAGGGAGTAGATTGAAGAGTCAGTAAAAACCACAATCTCTTGACGAGTCTGTACTGCGGTAATGATCTCTGAACCGTGCGACAAACGAATACTGCCAGCTTGATTGGTGGCGGCAGGAGTCCAAGTGGTTACAGATTCTTGGTCAGACCAGCGAATCAGCATCGGATCTAGGGCGTATGGATCTACTGCGCCGGGATCATTTGTGCCAAAAGCGAATACAAAACGGCTCGTATCAGAAACGTATACGAAATTAATCACGTAAGGTACATATGAATCTGCGCCGGGTAGACTAGACACCAATACGCCACGTGTGTTTAAACCTGATCCTGCGTCCCAATAGTACAACTTGCCACCACGAGGGGCAAACACCAAGTCTTCACCAAAGTTGGATTGGCTCCACAGACGTAGCGTTGTGGTGGATGTGCCGCCTGTACCAAACAAACCTGCACCCCAAGGGCCAGCACCCCAACCAACCGCAGGGACTGCATATTCAGGGCCGACGTTAATTTGATAAGCTGCTACAACAGATGCCCCACCGCCGGGAGAACCTGCAATAGCTGTAGCGTTTGGCGTTACAGATATAACAATGGTATATGTGTTGGCATCCACCACCGTGACTTGAAACTCTTTATTTAGAACGGTTGCTGTAACGTTTGTACCCGTGGAACCAATATCCGTTGCCCCACTAAACGTCACAAAATCTCCGGTTACACAGCCGTGCGCAGTATCCGTCACTGTTACAGTTGTGGAAGCCGTCAGTGCAAACGGATTATTATTAATCGTGCTGCTGGCACGGATGGGCGTGATGTCGTTATAAGTGCCGCCTGACTCAATATAGAACTTTAAGTTAGTGCCAACGCCAAGCAAGTTAGCGCCGCCTAACGTGACCCAATTCCATAATGAACGGCATACGCCTTGGAAAAACTGCGCAGAAATGCGAACCCAACCACCAATCTTTTCGGGGGTTCCTGCGCGAAAACGAACCTTTTCGGATTCATACCAACCACCCACAGACTGCGTGCCCGTATTAACCGAGCCAAGAGACTCGGATGCGTATCGGGTGTTCTCTCGATTCACCCCGGGTCTAAACAGTATTTTCTTGAGCGCCATCGGTTAATCCAACAATGCGCACTCGGCAGTGCGGCGTTTAAACAGTCCCGGCAGTACTTTGCCGCCCCCTTTAGTCCAGAGCATCAATTGTTCCTTGGCCCCGTCCCAATCATTGGCGTTGATTTTCCTCTTTAACGTGGAGGTTTGCAAGCGTCCAACACCAAGGTTGTAACAGAAATCTACGATGGCATTGCACTTACGTTCGTCTGTTATCAGACCGGGGCAGTTACGCAGGACTCCGGGCAGATAAGTGTGCTGAAGCTCCATCATCAAAAGCGCCCGTGCCGTGGGTTCATCCATCGGTGGGTCGTTTAAACTGACCTTGCGGCCATCGGAGTAGTAGGTGGAACCGTAGCCAATCGTTGGAATGCCAGCCGGACACAGGTACGGCTTGGCACGGTAGCCCTCAAACTGACGGCACAGAGCGGCGGCTAACTCTAGGTTCATATGCCACGTTGTTTGAGAGTTCTATCGAGGAACCAATAGTTAATAGTTCCGGACAGCAACGCAGAGAAGTCAGGTGTCATCATGGTTTTAAACACTTCCACAGCTGGCGCACCGGCGAGCCATGCGTTCCAAGCAAACCATACATGGATGAAGCTCCATACAAACAGAACCCAATAGGTCACTACGGGGCGTACAGATGCCGACAGACTAGCTACCCAACCGCCTGCGGCTTTGACCATCTCGGCTTGTTGGTTGATGGCTGCGTTGAAGGCATCCATGACTCCGACATCCACTGCGGCTTCGCGCTGTGCGCCAATCTCAGCCAGCTTTTGCTGACCACGCATTTGCTCTAGTTCGCACTGGTTTTTGAACATGGCAAGCTCATGCTCACGCTCGTTCTTTTTGTCAAAGAACTTCAGCACTTCAGGGGCCAGGCGGAACAAACCGCCAAAGATGGAGCCTAACAAGCCCCCGGATAGGATTTCAAACATGGTTATTCTCCGCAGTGTTTACACTTGTGATGGCTGTCGCCATGCGAAAGCTTGACCCCCGCCAATAGGCCAATGAAGCCGCCAATGATGGTTTGGAAAGCCGGGTGGAGCATACTGAAGATTTCTGCGTTATCCACCTCTTTGGCCCACAGGCCAAGCAAGAAAGCAATCACCATCCCTAGCACCGACAAGCAAAGGGTGGCGGCTACCATGAGGGTTACAGAATAGGTCAACTTACCTACTACGTCTGGATTTTCGTTCATACATATATATCCAATTTGCGGTTCTGAAATATCTCCATGCGGAGCCGTTCTTGCGTTACCTTTTTGCAGTAAATCTCAAATCCTATGTCCTGCAATTCCGTCTGCTTTCGCTTTGCCAGCTCAACAGTTCTATTGGCTTCATGCTGTTTCTCTAGCTTCTTTTGAGCAACGTCATGCTTGTCTGGATACCCAGACGGCTGAACAGTTGGAAATAATTTGATTGACTCTATCATTTCTTTTCACGTTCAAGCGCCTCTTTGTAACCATGAATGATTAAGCCCCTAGTTTCCGCTGAATCAGCCGTGCCTGCCCATTCGGACAGGTTGTTCCAAATAACTATGTAGTCTGAAGATTTGCAGTATGGCGCATTGTTTTTTAGCCACGCAATCATTTGTTGATGGCGATCTGAGGGGTTGTGGATGGTGTAGCCAATTCCATAGAACTCGCGCACATGACAGCCATTCTTGGCTACGGCTCCAACTAGCCCTAACAGCAGTAAGAGTAGGAGCCAGCGCATTCATTTGTCTACTTTATTGTCCAACTTGTCAAAGATTTTGCCAAGCATTTCTTTAACTTCACGCATGTCAGACCGATAGTCATCTCGCGTGACGTAGTTCAAAGGCATGGCCCGCACGTCTGTGTCTAGGCGTTCCAAGGAACGGTAGATGTTGTTTAACACCCAGCCGCCTAAAAACCCCGCCAGACTTACGGCGATGTTAAATAAAACCTGCGACTCCATTAGTTAGCCATTCCAGTTAATTCGATTCTGGTAGCCAATGAGTTTTGATTTTCAGATCCTGGAGCCAACATGTTAATTACCGCAGGGGTGCGAAGAACATTAGATGCAGCTTTGCCAGTTTTTCTAAAAGGTTCTGCCATTTTCTCACCCTTAGCTTGACGGGCAAGAGCTTTTTCAAGCGCAGCCGCAGCCGCCGCTGGATCAAGCATTTCGGCAGCCAACTCGATTGCCAACTTCTGATCCAGCTTACCTTGCAACCGGCGCAAAATATCATTGGCCACAGTGGTGACGTTGTTGATAAAGTTGGGAGCACGCACGTTACCCAGTGTCTCAGTGCCCATCAAATTCACATTGGGGCCAGCACCACGGGCGGCCCCAGCCTGAGCTTCGGCTAGCTTGGCACGGGCCAAATCGGCACGCACGGATTCAAGCACTTTGATTTGCTCAGGGGTCATGACTTGGCTCAACTCGTCAAATCGAGATTGACCAGTAGCGCGTTTGATTGTGCCAGGAGCTTGTTCAAGAGCGCCAGCATAACCAGCGGCACGCAGACGGGCAGTTTCTTCACCAAGAGAAGGAGTCAGTTTACCCTCAAGGAATTGACCCACTTGCATCTGGTTAATCGGCTTGCTTTGAGCGGCAAAGGTTTCCCGTGCTGTTTTGTAGGCAGGAGCTTTATCCTCAACCCAATTCAAAAACTTACCGCGGGTTGAATTGATTGCGCCCACTTCGTTTGCACCAATGCCAAAACGCTCAGGGTTTTTAATCAGGTCGTCAAATGCCATTTTCATCATGTGAAGACTGCTACCAGGGTATTTGGCCACTTCTCCGGGGATTGTGGTCACGCCCATAGGTTTACCTTCGGCATTCAGAATAGCCGATGGGATTGTCTGAGCTGGACGGTTTTGGCCAATTTGGAAAGGGATACCTTTTTCAGCAGCCAACTCGCTTGCACGCGCAATCACTTTGTCCATCGATGGGCGATCTAACAAACCAGTAAATGTCTTGTCAGCGGCCACCATGGCTTCATCAGAGATGCCGTACAAGTTTTTGGCAGTGGCACTACGGGCGGCTTCAGCGGCTTTAAGTTCAACGGGTGTTTTACCCACTTGTTGCACTGCGGCCAACTGAGCTGCCTTTTGAGCTTGCTCACGCTCAAAGAACGGTGTTGGCGTAGTGCGGGCCGCAGATTCACCCATCGCGGAGAACCGAGTGGCCCCCACGGGAGCGGCGGCTTGCGCAGCAGTAGGTAGACTGCCTGGCACAATCTCAGTCTGATTGCGAAGCGCGTTGACAATTTCTGGGCCGCGACCTTCTACGGCAGTCAGATACGCTGTGGACTTGGGATCAAGAGCGTTGTAAACAGCGCCAGCGGCTTTACCAGCCAATTTAAACGGGGCTTCAATCACTGGCGCGATTGGGCGCATGGGGTTAATCATGCTTCCGGCTTTTGTAAGCGCTGCGCCAGTTTGAGTAGCGCCTAGCTTACCAGCTACTGCGCCACCACCTGTCAATAATGTAGACAAATCAGCCGCAGTGCCCACGGGGTCTTCGGCAAATGTGCGCTTGATCGCATCGTAGCTACCGTATCGATCTTTGTACATGCCGCCAACAGCAGACGCTACTTCGCTTGCACGTTGAGCGGCTGCAGGATCTGCGTCAAACTTATCGATAAAACCCGACACATTCTTGGGCAAAGAGTTGCGCAAAGCACCTGCGCCCATATCAAGAAGACCCGTTAGGGTTTGCAGGGGGCTTGTAACAGCTTGCACCACACCGCTGACAAATTGACCAGCGCTGGCAGGTAAATTTTTACCAGCTTCGAGTGGCACTTCACCTAGCGAATAACTACGCCGAGGCGCAGGAATCTCGCTAAATGAAGCAGGTGATGCGTATTGGGCAAACGGATTTGCCGCAACCTCTTGCTTAGGTGCGTACTGAGCAAACGGATTGTCAGCCATTTATTTTCCCCCGCTAAGAATTCGACTTGCTGATCCTGCACCAAAAACCGCATCAAACTGCTCAGGGCTACCTTTTCCCGATTTTAAATCAGTAATTGCGCCAGCGGGAATGTTCATCACAGATGCAGTTCTACGAGAAGGCACAACAACGGGTTCGGTGCTAATACCTGTACCCTCAAGCGCAGATTTAGGAATCTGTTTAACACGGGTGTTCCAAGATTCTGCGCTCTTTTCAGCAGCTTTGCGAGACAGTCGGGCTAACTCAGCCAATGATTTTGCATCATAAGTAAGTTGACCAGCTTTGGCCTTTTCCAAGAAATCTCGGTCGGCATTGGTAAAACCTTGACCTGCTCCAAGATTTGACGATTTAATTGCGCCCAAGGTTGTTTCAGCCAAAGATGAGACCAAAACTTCAGTATTGCGAATTTTTTCAGCGTCATTACCACCAGCAAGATTAAGAGCTTTGGCCATTTGCAAACGTACATTTGCACCTGTGCCGGTAATAACATTACCAGTTGCCAATAGATCCATAATGCGATCGGCATTTGCCGCCGCAGAAGGTGCGCCTTCGGCAGCGCTTAATTTAGCGGCATCAGCATCAGCAATTAAGCCACCGAATCGCTCACCGTATTTCTTTTCAGTGCTGACGTTAACTGTTGTGCCAGGCGCGTGCGTTGCCAATTTTGCAATTCGTTGTTGATAAATTGCTTTTGCGGCAGGTGATGTTAAGGGGTCGTTAGCTTTAGCGATCAAATCGTCCAACTCTGTTGGTGCGGCATATACCACATTACCGCCACCGCTAACAATACGACCGCCCACGGTGTGCGTTTTATTCAATTCGGTTAATTGAGCTTTAAGCACGTGTGCCATTGCTTT